TGACTACCGCGAACGCAATGGAGAACTTCGCGTCGCGGCTGTCCACGCTCATGTCGCTGGCGTTCTCGCCGGCGTACTTGATGATCAACGCGACGCAGCCATACCTCATCGGTGCGCCACTTCTCGCCGCGCAGACCATCCAGCGGGCCGATGGCTCGTACACCACGCTCGGCATCGCAACGGCGGGCAAGTATTTTTTGGACGCCATGCGCGGCGGCAAGGGGGTCGGGAACGGTCTGTGGACCACGACGCGGAACGGCGCGAACGACTTCATCCAGCACGCGAAGTCGCTGGCCGGGCAAAAGGGCAACACCAAATACACGCCCGAGCATATGTTCGACAGCGTGCTGGAGACTTACGCGAGAACGCCGCAGGAAAAGGCACTGCTGCGCACGTTGCGCGACTTGGGCAGCTTGGACTTCGGGCATCTCGCCGCGCTGCAGGACACGCTCGCCTCGGGCAATGTTGAGCAGAAGTGGAACAGCGTCAACCGCATGGGTATGGCGTTCGCGCAGCACGTCGAGACGATGAACCGCACGGTCACGGCCATTGCCGCGTACCGTGCGGCCACCGAACGGCTTGGCTATCCGCCGGTGATCGCGCTGGACGGTGAAGTTGCGTCGCTTGATCCGAGGTCGGAGACGCTGCGGTTCGTGTCCGACTTCCTAAACGAGTCGATGATCGACTACTCGATGATCAACCGCCCGAACATCTTCAAGCGGCAGTTCATGGGGCCGATCCTGCAGTTCAAGATGTACCTGCAGGGCGTCTACGCCATGTTCATCCGCCACGGACTCATGGCGGTGAGCGGCACCGAGGCAGAGCGCAAGCAGGGCCGTGCCGCGATCCTGCATCTGCTGGCAACGCACGCCGTGATGTCCGGCGCCATCGGCCTCGGCCCGCTGACGTTCGTAGCAAAGACCTCGGCGTGGGCGGCAGCGGCAGCGTTCGGCGAGGACGAAGACCAGTGGAAGACCGACGACACGCTGCTTCACGAGTTCATCAAGAACAACTTCGGCGACGGGGTGCTCGGCACGGCGGTCGAGCGCGGCATCCCCGCCGCGCTGTTCAACATGGACCTGTCGAGCCGCATCGGTATTCCCACGCTGTACGACACGCGGTTCATGAACCTCCGTCACTCGGACACCCCGAAAGAGACGGTGGACAACGTGTTCCTGTACGCGCTCGGCCCGGTGTACGGCTCGCTCTCTCGCCTGCTGGGGCACGGCGCGGCGACCATCGGCGAAACGATCAACTTCCTGCAGAACGAAAGCGACAGTGATGACGTGCTGCGCGAGTTCGCCAAAGCGTCACCGGTGGGCCTGCGGAGCTTGATCGACGCGATCCAGTACACGCGGGTCGGCGTGTTGGAGACAGACGGCGACCGGTTCCTCACCACCGAGGAACTGTCCAGCTACGACGTCTTCATCCGCGCCCTCGGCCTCACCCCCGCGACGGTTGGCGGTGCGTTCGCGCAACGCACGCGAGAGGCGACGACGGTCGCCAACATCGACGAAGAACGCAACGACGTGCTGCGGGCCTACACCAAGGCGCGGACGATGGGCACGAGCGCGGACGTGGCAAGGGCGCGGCAGCGCATCCGTGACTTCAACCGCACCGCCCCCGACCGCTTCAAGATTCGCCCGGACCAAGCGAATCGCGCCGTCGGCAGTCGCATGGACCGCGAGGCCGACATCGTGGACCGCCGGCGTCAAGCGGTGCGCGACGAAGTGCTCGAATAAAAATCCCCCGGAGTATGGGGTCCACATGCTCCGGGGGCGGTGACAGCGCCTCTCGTTCGCTGGCACCAGAAACCTATCCGCTCGATCGTTTTCCGTCAACGATGTCCTGCACGTCTGAGCCGAGCGCCTGCAGTTGGCCGAGGATGCCGGCGCGCATCGACACCAGCGGGGCGCGCATCGCGTGCGGCTGGCCCGCCATGAATGTGCGGCGCCCGACAAACACGACGACGCCGTTCGATTCCATGTCCTGTTTCATCCACTCTTGAATCGCCTTCCAGTTGCCGTTAGCCTTGACCACGTACTCACGCAAGTGGTCGAGCGGGATGTTCACCGTGCTCCGCACGAACTTCCCGTTGACGGTCTGGCCCCGTATCTCGCCGAAATAGCGCCGGGTTCCGGGGGTCAGTAGTTCGTTGCCCGACGTCCCGCCGATGACCGCGAAGTCGCCAAGGCGCTCGGTGATGTACGACACAACGAAGTCCTCAGGGGTGCGCCGCACTTCCTCAAAGTCCAGCGCCTGCCGCTTCCACTGCGCCAACACCGTGCTCTTGATCGCGTCGATGTCGAACGGCAGGCCCATCGCCTTGCCGATCACTGCGCCGATTTCGATCAGTGCGGCGCACGCCGAGCGAAACCGATCGCCCGTGCCGGTGGCTGCGTGCTCGTCCCACCACGCGATGCGCGTGTTGATCGCCTTGGTCCAGTACGCCGTGTCGCGGGAAAGGTAGAGGCGGATCAGCTTGGCTCCGAGGTGGCCGAAGTGTTCGCGCAGTTCCATCAGCTTGAGCTTGGCCTCGGTCATCTCCGTCGGTGACAGGGACAGGGCCGACAGGCGCAACTCGAACACGCGGGCCGCCTCGGCGGTGGCGTCCGACCGGTAATTCAACAGCTTCTCGTGGATCGAGTTGTTGGCCGTCGTGATCATGGCGAGGCGCCAGCGGGTCGCGCCTGCGTTGAGTTGGGCGCTGGAGTTGAGTCGGTGCTTCTCGCGCCCCTGTGTGACCGTGTACACGTAGTCGGACAGCATCCGCCCGTCCACGTTGGTGAACTCGTCCACGATCATCGGCAGGTTGCCGATGGTACTCGCCAACTTCCACGTCGCGTTGGCCGTGTCGCGGTAGTCCTTGCGCAGCTTGTCCGGGTTGCCCCACACCGCGAGTGCTGCGTTGCAGAGCGTGGACTTGCCGACGCCCGACTCTGGCGACCATGCGTTGAGGATCACCCCGTCGATCCCGGTGAACTCCATCAGCGGGGTGGCGATCGACAGCGCGACAACGGCCTGCCGCTCGGGGGTGTCGGCCATCGCCAGCGCGATCGCGGCGAGGCTGGTGGCCTCGTCGCCTTGCTCGTGGTACCCCTCCATCTCGGCAGCGGTGGCGCTGTCCCGCATCGCGTGGATGTGCTCGACGCCGGCGGCGGTGAACAGGCGCGTGCCGAGCACGAACCCCGAGTGGTCTTCTGTCCAGCCGCACCGGGCGGCGATGGTGTTGGCAGCGCGTAGGCGCTGCAGTTGTGTGATGAAGTCGGGCATGAACTTGTCCTGCAAGAGTTTCGATTGCACCGAATTGAGCGACAGGCCCGCGCCCGCCATTGTCTGCGCGAACACCCTGCCGTCGTGCAGCGTGGTGTTGGTGAACGCGACGCGGCGAGTGGAGTCAGCGAACGCATCGAACGTCACGTTGAGGATCATCTGCCGGCCGCTGGCTTCGAGCAGTCGTTCGACCTCGACGACTTTGTAGGGGATGATCGGCGTCCACGTGTCCACCGACTTCCCCGCCCCGCTTTCGTCGGTGACTTCGATCTTCACGAGTTGGTGCGGCACCCCGTCGCGGATCGACAGCTTGGCGGTCAGCAGCCCATCGACTACGCGGATGACGGAGCCGGGGCCGAGCATGAACACCCCGTGCTGCTGGTACAGACCGATCGGTACGGGCGGGGCAGGCGCTCCCGGCACGGGCGGGGCAGGCGGCGCGGGGGCCGGACTCGGAGATGGCTGCACCCCGAGGTTGGCGGCGCCCACCCGCGTCAGGCTGACCGGCGACTTGATCGCCAGCCGCATCGGGTACGACGCACACGCGGCCATGCCGAGGCCCGCCATTTTGGCGCACGTGGGCGGGTGGTAGTCCTGCTGTTCGACCTGCGCCCACTTCTGTTCGAGCGCACCGGGGTTGTAGGTCGGATGGCCCTGCGAGAGGGCGTGGGCCACGCGCAGTTTAACTTCTCGCGTGTCCGCTGATTTGTTGAGCAGGTCCAGCGCCGCCTTCCATAGTGGCTCGCTCACGCCGGCTCCGCCGCCCTGCAGCATCTGTCCCATGCCGGGGCAGCCGAGCAGCACGTCGCGGAGAAAATAGGGCGGGTGCCGGCCTCCCGTCAGTTCGTCATTGAGGCCGGGCCGCCCGGCGCCGGCGGCGATGGTCGGGCCGGTGTAGGGCAGCAGGGGCTGCAGGGTCGCCACGTCGTGCGCCGGCCCGAGGTGCAGCACGGAGACCGGGCGCGGCTCGGCCTGCTTGCGGTTCTGCGTGCCGGGCAGTCGGAGGATGCGCGCCGCGTCCATCGTGACCACGGGGTCAGCGGCGAAGTGGTGCCGCTCGCAGGCGGCCTTGAGGCCGGCGGCCAGCGGCAGCCAGCGGTCTTGCGGCAGGTCTTCGGTGAATGGCCAGTAGACGTGCAGGCCGCCGCCTGAGTCCACGATCGTCGGTTCGGGCAAGCCGCTCGCCCGCAGGAACGCGACCAGCGCCTGCCAGCCGTCACGCTTGGTGGGGTAGGGCTTGCCCGGCCCGCAGTCCACGTCGAGCCGCAGACAGCGGTGGAACAGGGCGCAGACACCGGTGCGGCGAAGCTCGCC